ATTTTTATAGATGAAACGATAATAGATAGTTATAAATGTTATGAAAATCATAATACAAAAATTGTTCCATTTGTTAAAGAATCTAGTTATTTATATGAATACATAAATACACTCGAAAATTTTCAACCCAATAGTAATAACCTAGAAAAAGATACAATACAATTTATGTTTACACAATGTCATAAAACGGAGTGGATTAAATTAGCCATTGAAATAACTTCTCATGATACAAATCAATTTATTTGGGTAGATTTTGGAATAAAACATATTTTTAAATGTAGTAATGAAGAATTTATTCAAAAGATAGAGAGATTGAAGGACTGCAACTATGATGCAGTTAGAATTGCTTCTATTTGGAATCTTGATATAGATTATCATAGAAATATTTATAGAGATATATCTTGGTATTTTGGTGGTGGTGTGTTTGGAGGTAGCAAAACATATTTACTAGAATTTGCTAAAGCAATGAAATTGTTTTGTTTAGAAATAATTAATACAAAACAAACAATCATGTGGGAAGTAAATATATGGTATTTAATTTATAAACAAAATAAAGATTTATTTATCAACTATGCATGTGATCACAATAATTCAATGATTGATAATTATTAATTGAAAAAATATATTATATTTTTGTTATATTTTTTCTACAATTTATACTTTTTCTAAAAGTGTAATTATTTATTTTGTTATACTTTTTCTACAATTTATACTTTTTCTAAAAGTGTAATTATTTATTTTGTTATACTTTTTCTAAAAGTGTAATTATTTATTTTGTTATACTTTTTCTAAAAGTGTAATTATTTATTTTGTTATACTTTTTCTAAAAGTATAGAATCAATATATTTTTTATCGTAAATTCCAATACGAGTGGTTCTATCCCATGTGCTGTAATTTATTAAAACACGTTCATCTTCAACTACAATACTCAAGCTATATTCAATTGGCTCTCCTTCAAATTTAAACGGCGCCGAATATCGTAATAAATTCATGCTGGCATCGAAAACAACTATTACATGATAATAATGACGTGGACTTTCATATGAAACAATATGTGTAACAAACCATAATTCGTCTTCCATAATATCAATTGAAATATTTCCGTTATTATCGAGACCAACTTTTTTAGAATATTTGTAACTACATGATGAACCACGAACTCGAGAGAAAAAGTGAGGCATCTCTTTTGTTTCTACAAGTGACAACTCATTTACATTATGATTGATTTTACATAGACGCAAAGGATACCAATCATAAATTATATGTGTTTCGTCTTTATAATCTACATACACCCAATTCTTCTCACATGACGAATTATTAAAATTAGGATTTATTTCAGAATAATCCATTTTACAATTTATCGTGTCATATTCTCCAGTAACAATTCCTATTTTGTTGCATCCATGGTAACCTGTTCCAATAAATAACATCTTATCGGTTTTTATATCATTAAAAATCTTCACATCTTCGACACCTATATATCTTCTATCCTCGAATTTAAATTCCATCCATTTTTCTGAAACAATGTTCAATGAGCTGTCAAATTCTACATATTTATTGACACTTATGATATATTTGTCACAATTTAAATATCCGCCGTTGCCTTCAATATAATAATTAACATATCGAATATTCATATGATACCCATTTCCGGATTTGTTAGGAATTAAACAACTTGAGGATGATATTAATTGAGTAGGCTCATTATTAATAGTAGAAACAATACTATCATCTACAATAATTTTGGTGACAGGAACTAATATATCTTTATAAAATTTCATATTGCATAACATATTATTCACTTCTCCACCATCTCTAGAATTGTTTAATACTTTTAATACTTCATAATTAATATTATGAACACCAACATAAGATGCAATAATTGTGTATTCATAATATAACTTGCTAGTGTATATATCGTCATGCAAAAATAAATATCCATCCCTCCTATGATTTTTTTGAAGAATTTTTTTAGCCTCTTGATAAATCATATCACCTAATTTGTGTTTAGATGTGAGCCTATAATGTTTCATAATTTCATACAAACCTTCCAATCGATCTTGATAATAATTATAGCCTTCTAACCAATAACGAATAGCATCATCCATTTTGTCCATGTTTTTGAAACAGAGACCAATTCTATAATAACTATACCATACTTCTTCTATCCATCCACCGAGCTCAATTCTTTTTTTATAAACATTAATGGCTTCACCAAACCTTCCAGAATCATGATAACTATTTGCCAAATAAAAGTGATATCTAACATTATCGGGTTCCTCTTTAATACCATCAAGAAGTAAACGAATATCTCTCTCAAATTTATCATGTTTAGAGCCTCCATCTCCCAAATCTTTTATAAATATTTGATTCTTTTCAAAATTGACAACAACATTATTAGAAGGTGTGTCAATATATTCATGTGTAACACCAACATAATTATAAAGGCCATTATTTTTGACAATTCTCATATTTTGATAATGAAAAGAATCATTGCCTTGCAAAATGGTAAAACTTGATGCTTTGCAAAGCATGTCCTTATTAAAATTATTAATTTCAAGAACCATATCGGCATCCATAAGCAATACATAATCGGACATTTCTACGCAGGCATGTAAAGCAACATTTCTATTATGACAAAAGTTTTTAAAAGGTTCAGAGACGACTTTTCCTGGTATTTTTTTATTTTCAAAGTATGATGTAATTAATTCTATTGTATTATCTGTAGAACCAGTATCGCAAATACAATAGCAATCAATGATGTCTATTACAGAATCAAATAATCTAGTAAGAATTTTACTCTCGTTTTTAACAATCATATTTAAACACAATGTGGGTTTCGGAGATTCATTTAAAACTAGATCCATAATAGTATGTGGATTATTTATTTAAATTCTAAATTTTTATAATTATTTTATTTTTCTATACTTTTTTACACATTTTCTCAATTAATTATACATTATAAATTAATTTAAATACTTTTTCTCAGTTTATATAATGTATAATAGAAAAAATAGTGATAAAGCAGAAACAAAAATGAGGGTGGGAGAATACAAAGATTGTAAAGAAGATGAAATTACTAATAATAATACCACCTATTTATTTAGAGAATATATTCACTATATTAGAAATATGAAAATATTAGATAAACAAATGATAAATAATATTCGTAATATGTCAAATGAAGAGAAAATTGAAATAATAATAGCATTAAACGATGTTGTTGAAGCGACAAACGATTTACGTCTATAAAATTCATCATAAAGAAAAAAGGTGTAAAAGGTGTAAAAGTATACTTTTTAAAAAGTATAAAAGTATAAAAGTATAAAAGTATAAAAGTATATTTATTTTATTTTGCTATACTTTTTTTAAAAGTATATTTATTTTGCTATACTTTTTTTAAAAGTATATTTATTTTATTTTGCTATACTTTTTTTAAAAGTATATTTATTTTATTTTGCTATACTTTTTTTAAAAGTATATTTATTTTATTTTGCTATACTTTTTTTAAAAGTATATATAAATGGCTTGTACCAGATTTAAATATGATGATGCTAGAACAAAAAAATCATTGCAACAATCTACAGACCCTGGCAGATGGATTTTAAATGTTCCTGGACCTGGTTCGGACCTTTGTTATATGGAAGACCCTCAAATTCTTATACAAAAATGGGGAGCTAATTTAAGAACAAATACAATTAATTTAGACAGCGATTTGAGAGGTGTAAATAGACATCTTAGCAGAGATTGTTTAGGAAAAGACAATTACAAAAGTTTCAATGTCCCTAATCAGCCTATAGAATATCCTACATGCAGAGATTTAACTACTTCGCAATCGCGAGCAACAAATCCTGCATGGTGGTATCGTGATTTAGAGCAAGTTGCATGGGAATATCCTTTTTTAAACCCACAAGTAAATACATGTTTGCCATTTCAAAATAATTTAAGCACTCGAATTTTAGAAAAGGATTATTTCACTCCTAAACGGGATTGTGTTGCAAGTGAGAGTAAAAATTATTTACCAACCAGCTTTGATTTAATTAGAGGTGGATATGCAGGGGGTCCAACTACTTGCCAACAAACAAATTCTTGTGAGAATCTATAATTGTTAATGAAAATCTAATTTAGAGAGAAGAAATGCAAAATATTTTAAATATTTTTATATTTAAAATGTTTTATATATATATTATAATATGGAAATAGCAATCCCATTAATAGCATTAGGTGGTATGTATGTAGTATCAAATCAAACAAATGAAACTTGCACCGACAAAGAAATAAGAAAGTCTATTAGGCAAAACAAACCTGAAAATTTTACAAATATGGGAATTAGATCTAATTTGGGTGTTAGAGCTAATAATGGTTTACCAAATACAAATATTCCTCCTCAAAACTTTCCAGTTTCCAATATCAATCAATTAGTAGACACTACACAAGAATATTCAAACCCAAATATTGCAACAGATAAGTATTTTAACCAAAATTTATATCAAAAAAATGTAAGAAATGGTATTCCTGTAGGACAAAATCCTCCACAGATATTTTCAATGACTGGAAATTATTTAGATTCTGAACAATTTAGACACAATAATATGGTTCCGTTTAATGGTGGCAAAGTGAAAGGTCGTGCTTATGATGTAAATATTACTGAATCCGTCCTAGATAATATGATTGGTTCCGGATCTCAAACAATTAAGAAAATAGAACAAGCTCCTCTGTTCAAGCCTGAAGATAATATGCAATGGGCTTATGGTATGCCAAATCAGAGCGATTTCTATCAGTCACGTGTAAATCCAGGAATGAAGAACAATAATACAAAACCATTTGATAGTGTCATGGTTGGTCCTGGTTTAGACCAAGGTTTTGGTATCAATGGTAGCAATGGTTACAACTCTGGTATGGAAGCACGTGATAAATGGCTTCCTAAGACAATTGACCAATTGAGAGTCGACACCAATCCAAGATTGGAATATGAGCTTATTAATCATGAAGGACCTGCTAACTCTTTTATTAAGACAGCTCCTACTGCTGAAATGATTGGTCGTGTTGAAAAGCAAAGACCTGACACTTTTTTTATTAATACGCAAGACCGATGGCTTACTACTACTGGAGCCGAAAAGGGTGAGACCTTAAGACCTATTCAGGAATTGGGAGTTCTTCGACGCAATGATATTGCTACCGAATACATGGGGCCTGCTGGATCTGTGGATATTAAGGTGGGACATGCGCCAGAGAATTTTGAGAAAAGTAGGCGCACACAATTACCTTGCAATCCAGTGAATCCATCTTCCGCTATGGGTAAAGGTCCAACTAATGGTGGAGACATTTTTTTAAAGAGCCATACAAACTATGAAAACAATAGGTCCACTATTAAGCAACCTGATACACTAAGAAGCGGGTTTAGTGGCGCTATTGGAGCCGTTATTGCACCCATTATGGATGCATTCAGACCTACACGTAAAAGCGAGACCATTCAGAATTTGCGCATCTATGGTGAAGTCACTTCTGCAGTCCCTAAGGGTTATGTGTATAATCCTCAAGATGTAACCCCTACTACCAACAAAGAGACCACTTTATATGCTCCTACTTTTAATGTGAATAATCAAAAGGAGGGTATTTATGTTAATAATTATTCTACGCCTGATATGACACAACGTGATACTACTAGTTGTGAATATTATACATCTGCAGGTGGTGCATCCACTGGTTTTGGTAATATGGATTATAGTTCCGCTTATAAACAACAAAATAACGATATAAAATCACAAACTATTGTTAATAGACCTAACCAAGGCGGCACACAACTTTTTAATCAAACCATGCATTTGAGCACAATTAAATCTGACCAAGATCGCTTTGATGGAAGAGTCAATCCTGCATATTCCAATTTGTCAAGCTTGCCGCCTTCTACACAAACATATGGCGCTATAAAGGCTTCGCAATATTACAACGAATGTGCAGGTTGTGATAGAATTCAACCAGATATTCTGAATGCATTTCGATCAAACCCTTATGTTCATTCTTTGAGCAGTGCAGTTTAAAATATAATTAATTACGTTCTATTAAAATATAAAAACACTTTGTATTTTAATATAGTCTATTCTATGTCATTACCAATACATCAAAATATAAAAGAAAAATTAAAATATTTCCATGAATTACGAAAAATACCTAATTTATTATTTCATGGACCATCCGGTAGTGGTAAACGAACAATTGTAAACGAATTTATTCATAAAATTTATGATAATAATAAAGAGAAAATTAAATCATTTGTAATGCATGTAAATTGTTCACATGGTAAAGGTATTAAATTTATAAGAGATGAATTGAAATTTTTTGCAAAAACTCATATTCATTCGGATGGAGGAAATATTTTTAAAAGTATCGTCCTCCTTAATGCTGACAAATTAACAATGGATGCACAATCTGCATTACGACGATGCATTGAACTTTTTAGTCATAATACAAGGTTTTTTATCATTGCAGAGGATAAATATAATTTGATGAAGCCAATTTTGTCTAGATTTTGTGAAATATATGTGCCTGAGCCTGTGATCAACGGCTCTATTGTGAACTTGTATCAACACAATTTAAATGAAGTATTTCATATGAAAGACGTCAAGGCGAATCATTTGGATTGGTTAAAAAAAGAGTTGACAAAATATTCTTTAAAGAAGATTGGATTAGAAGAATTGATGGTATTATGCTCAAAGCTGTATGAAAAATCATATAGTGCTTTGGATATTATACATTTACTGGAAAACCAAAAATTTTTGGAAAATAAAATGACTATTGAAAAACGTTATGAAATGCTATTATGCTTTCATAAAGTAAGAAAAGAATTCAGAAATGAAAAATTACTAATGTTATTCATATTGAATTTTGTTTTTTTGAGTTCAGAATTGTCTTTAGAAAATATCAGTTTTATGTAAATGGACGATTTCAATGTTAGTGCGCTTCACGAATCGAAAAATGAATGGGGGTCTCGTTTAGTGACCATATTAACTCCATTAGTTATTGATGGATACAAGTCAATTTTAGACGAATCTATAAAGCTTTGCAAAGAAAATAACGAGAATGATAAATATTTAATGACTTTTCAGAATTTGATTTCTCGTATCCCTAAGTGGAATTCTCAAATAATTGAGACAGAACGTAAACGAATTGTCGAAAAATCCGGATGCAATTATTTAGAAGATTTAGTGACATGTGTTCATATTATACAACTAAAAGTTCTTACTTCTATGCGTGTTGGCCAAAAGCAGAAGAAGATTGATATTAATATTCCCAAGTTGGATGATTTTATTCACAAGACGTATATAAATATAGCACGCAAAGTGTATAAAAATGTTTATCTATTTGAGATAAGTATCGCACCATTACAAGTGCAAAAAAATCATAGAGAGCTTGAAATTATTGTGCAAGAATGCATTTTAAATACATTGCGAGAGAGCATCCCAGTAGAGGCTATTTTGAAGGCGTATATGGATGAGACAACAGAAGAAGATGTAGTTGAAGAGATAAAGGAGGAAATAATTAGTGAGCCTATTAAGAGGCCTATAGCAGATTCTGTATCAGGTGTTCAATGTATTCCTGAAGAATCAATGTCATCTCGATTAAGTTTCAATGATATCGACATGGTTAAGTCAACGGATGGTTTAGTCTCATCTATTACTGCACCAAAGGATTTTAATACATTAGAACAAATTAGTGAAATGAGAAATCAACAAAGAAAAATGGAAGAAGAGGATGATGATAATGTGAAACTCACTATTACGGACCAATCTTTTAGTTTAGATTCTTTAGATGTCCATAACATTGAAGAACCTAAGTTTGAATTGTTGCCCGATTTATTAATAGATGATATTGAAGTTTTAGACGATTTCTAGATACATTTATGATTATTTTGCGTTTAAATAAAAATAAGAATATTTTACAAATATATTATATGGATAATATATTTGTCATTGCAGCAATCATATCAATCGTATTTTTAATTGCAAAATTTCTGGAGATGCGTTATATAGAAAAAGATAGCAAACCTTTAAAATTATTAATTAGAGATACTCTCTTAGTATATCTTAGTGTAGTTGCATCACATTATTTGATAAAACAAGTGAATCCAATTATGCATAGTGTTGGTGGTGCGCCTCAAGTATTTACAGATAATCCGGATTTTTAACCACACTATCGACCAGTCCATACTTTTACGACACGCTTTGGAATAGTGCCTTTTTTTAAGCTATCCATATATTGGTCAAAATTGTAACCCCATGTTTGATATTGCATGATGTTACCGAATAGTGATTTTTTTTTAGTTATTTTTGTATTTTCTGTGAAAAAAATACATCCCATTATTCTCTCTAAACAGCATCTATCAGCTCTGTATTCCACTTTATCTATCATGTTTGTAATACCATATTTGGTTTCTATACGTAAAAGAAAATCGCGATTTATATAAGATTGCACACCAAAACATCCATACCATTTATCTTTTGGCATCAGTTCAAGATTGTTATTAGATAACTTTTGTTGTAAAAAATGGCTATTTTTTAAAGAATTTGATATTTTAATAGTATTACTAATATTTTCTTTATCGGAATAAAAAAACCATAGTGGTATTACATCAATATTTTTTAATAAATCAAAATTAAATCTAGTATGAAAAAATACAGAGTCATGAATAATAACTGCATTTTCAAAAAAATTATTTTTAATAAAATAGTAATATGGTAACAACTCGCCTCTACCTGGAAATGCAGATTGTATAATTTCGACATTCTTATATTCATGTTCAGATTGCACTAATTCCTGATTACTATTGTCATCAATAATCACGATTTTTCTATAAGGATAATATGTTCTTAATAATTTTACTGCATGGTTCCAATATTTATTTGTAATTTCTGAATTCACATGTCTAGTTATAATAAAACCAAAAGAGTTCATAATATATAAAAGTATAAAATATATTATTAAATAAATTTTTATCTTTTTATCTATTTATATATTTTTATTCTAAATACACACAGGTATTTCATCAATATTGATAAAATCTGTGGTTACTTTTCCATCAAATAAAAAATCTTTGAATTCTTGACGTTCTAATTGTGCTTGTGGTGTATGATTATGAACACATCGTGCAATCATTTTATATAATTTGAAATCAGGATACCTATCTGTGCCGTTGTTTTTATATAGCATATTCATACCCTTGTCATCTAGACACCATTCAACAATTAAATGCTTGATAGGGTCATCGCATTTACTTAAATCTTTAACTTCTTCAATATCTTCAATTAAATAATCAAATATAGAGCATGCTAGACGACATAAATCAAAGCTGTAATTGGGTTCTAAACGAGGTTTTTTATCATTTAAATATGGTTCTGTATTATATTGAGTAGCTGCATCACCTCCTGTTTGAAAACTATCACTACAAAATATTTTTCCATCATATTTGAAAATACTTCTACCAAAATCAATGATTTTATAAATGCGACCAAATGTTGGCACCCTGTAATATTTCTTTTTATAATAATAGTAAATAAACTTCTTATCTGTTTCATTATACATGACATTGTTTGTGTGTAAATCATTATGTGTAAAATTAAATGCTTTTTGATAAGTAATTAGAATCATAATAATCTGCATAAGAGCAGAATACCATTCTTCTGGAGACAAATCATTATTGAGGATTAAATCGTCAAATGTATTTTCACATAATTCCATACAAATTACTTGAACCGGAAACTTTGGTATTATCACATTTACTTCTTCATCTTCATCATCTTCATCATCATCATCATCATCTTCATCTTCATCATCATCTTCATCATCATTATCTTTTTTCAATTTTTCAGTATCTTCCAGATCCTCAGCATCAATATTATCTTCAATATTATCTTCAATATTATCTTCATCTGCAGTATGTGATGACCTAGATGAACAAGTTGAGCTGGATTTCAATGTAACATTTCTATTGTCTTTATTATCTAAAATATTAGTATTTGTTATATCTACTAAATCAATAGACATACTTTTTAAATCATTCAAATCCAATGCATTATCATCAAACATCTCTTCAAATACTTGATTATCAAAACTTTGAATAGACAACTGAGATTTTGAGCTTGTATTATGGTGAATCTGAATAGGTTTCAATTTAGCTTCCTCATTTTGGAATAAATGTTCATAATCATCAATTTTAAATAAAACATTCTTATTCTTGTTAAAAAACTCTGAATTATTTAAATAATCAATGTCATCAAAGACATTTATTGTAAAATTATTTTTAATACCTAAAAAAGAGCCATAGTAATCGACACCATGAGGAAAATATGTTGTATGTATCAACTGGCTAGTTAAATATAAAAATAATCCATCTACATATGCCGAATTATTTTGGTCTATAAATTTGTCATGACAATCCGTCTCTGTAGATACCAATTTTGGTAATGTAAATATACGACTATCTTCAATATTATATTTGCCAATCAAATATTTATATGGGTCCAATAATGGTGCCATTTTGAAAAATAATTCTGTATCTTTTACTTTATCATTCAACATATTCTTTACTCTGCAATTATACAAATGACAATCGTCATCAATTTGTCCTTTTACACTTGAAAGATACCATTTATTATTAAAATTAATTCCATTAAAATTAGTATCATTCAATGAGAAGAATCTATTGTAAATTGGAATATAATTTTGTGCCTGTGTGAGAAAGAGTGAGGAAGAATCTTCTAAACTTTTAAAAAGCTCAGTATTTTTTCTTTTATGATAATTGACGTTTATCATTCTTTAGCTAAATAATATATAAATTATCCTAGTTTTTAACTTATTATTGTCTCTAAAGTTATTAGTTTAGTTGTTTTCATCATTTGCGTAAAAAGAAGTAAAATATAATTCTGAATTTAATAAATATGACGCTTGAACTAAAGAAGTTTGATATGAAAAATATTAGTTTTAAGCCTAATGAAAACAAGGGTCCAGTTGTTGTGCTAATTGGTAAGCGTGACACTGGTAAGTCTTTCTTGGTAAGAGACCTTCTTTATTATCAACAAGATATCCCTATTGGCACTGTTATCTCCGGCACAGAAGAGGGTAACGGATTTTACGGCAAAATGGTGCCAAAACTTTTCGTCCATACTGAATACAATACTGCAATCATTGAAAATATATTGAAGCGACAGCGCACTGTATTGAAACAAATTAAAAAGGAAATGGAGACATATAAACGCAGCAGTATTGACCCGCGCGCTTTTGTAATTTTAGATGATTGTCTTTATGATAACACATGGACTCGCGATAAAATGATGCGACTTTTATTTATGAACGGAAGACATTGGAAGATCATGTTAGTCATCACAATGCAATATCCGCTTGGTATCCCTCCAACATTAAGAACGAACATAGATTACGTGTTCATTTTGAGAGAAAATTATATTGCCAATAGAAGGCGAATCTATGAAAACTATGCTGGTATGTTTCCCACATTTGAGAGCTTTTGTCAGGTCATGGACCAATGCACAGAGAATTTTGAGTGTCTTGTGATTAATAATAACTCCAAATCCAACAAATTGCATGACCAAGTGTTCTGGTATAAGGCAGACAATCATGGCGACTTCAGATTAGGGTCTAAAGAATTTTGGGAATTATCTAAAAGTCTCAAAGATGACGATGATGAAGAGCAATATGACCCAAATAAATCACAAAAACGCGGAGCTGGCCCAAAAATCAGTGTCAAAAAGGCAAATAAGTGGTAGAAAATAACACTTCAAGTATCTTCAAAAGTAATAGTAACTGGATACTTAATAAAACAATAGTTTTTCCAATTTGTTCCAGGATTATTCAATTCACACCAATCAAATAAATACTTGCCATTTGATGCCGACTTAATAGGAAATGGCTCCCATAAATGATATTTAAAATGAAATAGGATATTCATAATACCCATCTCATTTGTTTTGCAAAATGGATAATTATTCATTGCTTCGATTAGCTGGGTTTTATTGCATATATCCAAAATACTTGTATCATAAATCCAAATACAATTCAACATATAATTAGACGTCAAAATATTTTTATCAAATTGTGCAACGAGAGAATCTATTTGATCCGGCTTATCATATGACAGCTGACAATTAAATTTATTATATTCAGATATCTTACCATCAATTGGTGCCAAAATCTTGTTTTTGTAATCCAGCGCCAATAAATGTGATACATCGTCTAATACACGCAAGCCGGCATCCAAAAAGACAACCCTTTGCCAGCATCTGAAATAATCATCAAATACATGTAATTTCTCCCATTGATTTGTCTTTTTAAATTCTCTCTTATCGCTATTCGAGAAACCATTTGTGCCAATCTTTTCTAGAAGCGATGTCTTATCTATTTTTAAAAACTTCACTTCTGTTATATTATAAAATTCCTTGAAATTAGTATTCAAATCAAAATCAATTGTAATTAATACAATAGGACCTTGCCAATTACCTCGACTTCTTAAATCTATAATTGTTCTCTTTGCCTTTTCCAAATAAGCTATATCGACAACAACAGCAAATGTGGTGTCCTCTTTTTCAACAACATGGTTTATCGAAATTATATTTTGTCCCTGATAAAATGCATATTGCTCTGCCGTTATCACCTTATGAAACGTAATTGCGTCAGCTATTTCTGTATCAGATTTGTGCGACTCTAAATGAAATCCATCATGGTTCAATTGGTTTACTTTAATCGCGTATCTCTTTTCAATTTCTATTATCCATAATCCAATACATAAATCATCACAAAACTGCTCATTCAAATTTATTAAAAAAGAATAAGCCTCATTGATGCCGATATTGCAAAGGTAATTATATATTTTTGAATATAATGCCTTGGATATAGCATACCCAGCACCGCCAGACATATATAAACAGAATTCGCGTTGAATATGGTCTAGCTCTTTGCCAATATAATAATAGTCATTACAATTATAGCAATTCAATAAGTTTTCCAATCTATTTTGAAAGACAAATGTATCATCGTCAATGAAAATATACCAATCATAGTCGGGTATATTCATATTATACATGAAATGAATATATTTCCATATGATATTCTGTGAGTCGTCCATGCAATTCCAACCAAATTGACGTTTTTCTATATTCGGTTTGGAAGTCAAATAATAAATGTCCTCTTTTGGCACGTCTTTTAAAAAAGTCTCCATTTGGTATTTGACACGGGTCTCCAAGTATTTGTCACAAGTAGAAATAATATAACAAATTTTCATAATTATATTATTTAATTTGGTTTTAAATCAAAATCAACTACCTTTTTATAAAGGATGGAAAAATATAGAACCCTCATGTAGAAGCGGCAGAAATTCCATTAAAATTCACGGAAGCCGACGACGTATATGCTCCCATATTGCGTAAAAATATCCAATCGCCAGATTTTACATGTTCCGGAAATACGATATTTGGCAGCATATCATAAGAATCGCATGTTGGACCAAATAAATTTGTAGTTTCATACTCTTTTATTTCCTCTATTGTTTCACTATTATCATCATACACGTGAGTTAGTTTCGGAAACTCCCAATGATCACGATGATATACGTTCAATTCATGATAAACACCATTATCTAAAAATACACCTCGCGATGTTTTTTCTATTATTTGCACTGCTAAATGGTAAGCTGGTTGAGCAAAATATCTGCCGGGTTCTGCAATCATTTGGTAAGGAAGATCTTTTGTCCATCCTAACGCAGCATTCAAATCTGTATCATACATGAGTCCTCCACCTATATCCAAAATCGGATCTTCTATTTTTTCTAAAACCGGTTTCGAATATTCAATCGCCGTTTGATATGCAAATTTTCTATCAAAATTGCCACCAGACCCTATATGAAAGGATACTCCCTTTACTTGTATTTTATTTTCTTTTGCATACTCCATTATTGTAAATGCTTCTGATTGTGAACAACCAAATTTACTATCAAAGGTAACATTTGCTAAATACATATTACTTTTTAATCGTATAAGAATAGGACAGGTCAATCCATATTCAATCATTTTATGCAATTCGTTTATACTATCCACCACTTTCAAGTGAATACCTAAATCAATAATTTCGTCCTTTTCTCGAGGAATGGTGTGCGGATTTGTATATACAATGTTGGATTTATCTACATAATAAGAAGCCAATAGTGTTTCATTCAGAGAGGCGGCATCTAAACCTATACATTCAGAAGATGTGAGTATTTCTAATAATTCTTCTGATGGGTTGGCCTTCATCGCATAATAAGGTTTTATCCATGGTAAATTGGCTTGCCACTTATTCATTTGCACAAGAAGGGCTTCTTTATCAAAAAACCAGCGTTTTTTTGAAGAAAAACAATCTAAAAAACTATTATCTACAGATTCAATAAAAATTTTCAACTTTATATTTTAAAAGTAGAAAATTTTTTATATTGTTTATATTTAAATTTAAAAATTTGTAAAAAACTATATCATTTCTTTAATTATTTTAAAGTTTACTAAATAAAGTTTTATTTCAACGCAACCTTTTCTAAAGATTCAGCAAATGGTCCTGAAACTAGCTGACTCTTTCCATTATCCGTCTTACCAATCACAATATTATCTCCTTCAAATAACTCCATGCAAATATCAGCCGTTGAAATATTCTCTTGTTCATTCAAAGCAAACTCCTGTGTATTGGCATTATTCACACCAACAAGGTTTCCTTGCTCATCAATTGTCTGAGTCAATGTATTACCAGACTTCTCTGCATTCTTAATATTTTCATCAATAGCCTTCTGCTTTGATTCTTTGACACGTTGGTCGAAGGCAGACTTAGCATTGGACTCGTTCTTCTGCTTCTCGCTCATCAACTGGTTCAACTCCTCCTCCAAATACTCAACTCGTCCAGTCTTGTAAGCTTCAGGGTCCCAAGGCATCCACATGCCGACAGGACCGACAAATATGTTATGCTTATCGTCAAGCTCACGCAACATTTTGGCTCTTAATTCTGCCTCCTCCTGAGTAGGATATGCTCCACGAATCTTAATACCACGTGTGCTTGTTTGGAAGTTGTGAGCAATATCAAAGCGCTTTTGTAACTCTTCGTCATTATTATCCAAGTAAGTCTTGAATTCATCCTCAAAAGAAGTTTTAGCAATTGTCTCTCTCTCTTCCTTGACAAATTCCTTTAAATCATTAGATAAATCATCAAATGAAACATTATACTTGAAAGAAACAAAATTGAGAAATTGCACAAATTTTTCCATAGATTTGTTTAATTCCCATTTCTTTAGGAATTCCTCAAAGAAAAAGATTTCTCTCTTCTTTAAAATTTCTTCCGGAGAACAAAATGAAACACATACAAATTTTTGACCGGCAATTGGCTTATCCTCTTCTAATAAATCAACATATTTAGGATTAGGTTTTCCATTTTGTTCCTTTCTCTCAAAACCGGATTTCTTTGAACTCTTGTCTTTAGAACGTTCCATTTAGTTATTTATATTATTTATTTTTAAGTTTTTTATCGCATATATATTATTTTTGTAATTTTATTTTTTTTTCTTATTATTTATTATAATGAGCGGAGTTATTAACATTGCTGAACTTGTTAAGAGAATTATTAAGTATCTTGTTGAGGGTTTGATGGTAGCTATTGCTGCCTATGCCATCCCTAAACGTTCTTTGAATATTGAGGAAATCGTTTTGATTGCCTTGACTGCTGCTGCCACCTTTAGCATCCTTGACACCTATGTGCCATCGATGGGAGCCACCGCTAGATCTGGAGCTGGTTTTGGAATTGGAGCGAACCTAGTCCGTTTCCCTGGGGGATTTTAACACCATAAATGATGTAAAATAAATAATATTTATAAAAATTTTATAAATACTATACTTCTAATTCATTATTCTCTTCCACTTCACTTGTATTTGTCTCTTTTGCTTTCGTTTTTGCTTTGTACCATTTTTTCACACTGAAAACAATTAAACACATCCCTGTACTAATACAACTACTCATTATAACATATGGGTTATCAATACATACACCATACGTAATAGCTAAACCGCCAGAAGCAATCCAAATGGCCCATATTTTAGTGGTTACTTTCACTTCCACATTGTATATCATGCTGTAAATTTCAGGTTAATAACCAACTACATCTAATATGTTGGATGCGATGCTTAATAAGCCATAATCAGGCATTTTATGTATTGCGTTCTATATTTTTAAATATATTTAGGATATATTTTAAATCTGGTTATTATATAATATGGTAAAGTATTCATATAAAAGAAGATGTGTAAAAAAACGCAATACAAAATCAAAACGCAATAGAAAATCAAAACGCAATAGAAAGCAAAAAGGCGGTGTTTGTTATGGCTCCGGTGTAGGTGCCAATAATTATGACCCTAATTTCTCTGTTTACAACACACGTGAATTAGAATTGTTTCCTTATAAGCCTACTCAATAGTTTGGTTTTCACTGACACCATAAAAACTAATATATGGAATTGGTAGAATTCCAATAATATTATATGAAAATTTATCATTTGGAAAAGTTCCACACAAAATATCGAAACAAGGGCTTGTAAAACAAAATGCTTTATTTGAATTTTTATGATGATACATATGATATTTAGAATAAATTTTTTCTATTTTTAAATCGTTATGTATGGAGTAATGTATTTTTTCGAAACAATATAGTCCACACAAATGACCAATTGAATAAGAAAATACAAAACTTGGATTTATATAATAAGATAAAATGAAAAAAAATGGAGAAACAATTATATATTGAAAAATCGGGATATGAGATGGTTTATTAGGATATGTATGATGATATCCATGCATCTTGTAATAATAAATTGTATTTTTTAGTCCATGCATTGCAAAACGATGGTAAGTATATTCCCAAAAAGACCAAAATAAAAATCCATATAGAACAAAATATAAATTTATACCATAATGTAAAGCAAAAAATAACTTAAGTAAAAACCAAAATATAAAGTTTATATGAAATAAATTTATATTACTACTAGTATATAAAAATTTAAAATTTGTTAAAATTGTCATTTATTATATTTAAAATAAATATATAAAACTTTAATATTGTTATATATAATGTTTATCAGATATTTACAAAATTTTCTTTTACTATTTATGTTATGTATTTACATATATGTCATACATAATGTTTATAATTATTATACAATAAATGATAGTTCAATTTCAAGTATTCTCAAAAATAACGATTGTAATGAAGTTGTCTTAAAAAATATGACTATTATGGGTATAACAACAATAATTTACGAATTATTGAGATGTGATATTTTTTCTTTTTTTTCTATAGTTTCTATTTTAATTGGAATAAGGGGTGTTTTATTATATGACCATTCAAATACAATTCATTTTGTATATTGTTTTATTGTTTTTATTGGTATTTTAGTATTCATGTTCAATCATTGTTATAAAAAAAGCAATAATATAATATTATATTTATCATTATACATTCAAGAAATATTATGTGCTATAATATTCTTAGAAACAAATATAATGAATTGCGAAATATATCTTCTAGCCAATTTTGCATTTTTTTTTATATATTTACATTTTGTAAATTAAATTAATCTTTTTTCTAAATCGTCGGTATATATTCCCAATCCAAGTCCAAGCAAATCTTCTTCCATATTTCGTCTTGTTCCATGCGTTTTTCTGGGTCTTTCAACATTGGAAAATGCTCCAAATATCCATCTTCTCCCAGAAGTTCGCAAAGCTTATATGCAGTATAATAATAATTCAAGAAATTAACTCGGTAGTCTGGACAATATTTTGAATAAGGCGCCTGCAATTCGACAAAAAGATTGCACAATGTTTCCTCCAATTCTGGTGACATGATAGGTGGCTTAATTCCCAATTTATCTTTAATAAATGGTATATGTTCATAGTATTTATTATAGCCTAAATTTTTTAAGATTTCCTTTGTTTTTATATTGGTAATCTGGTCTAATTCAATACGTTGTTTTTTAATTTGCAATTTTATATTTTCAATAACATCAAAAGGAATTTGAGTTGTTTCTTTTCCTTGAAATTGTGCCAAAATTTCCTTAAAATGATTGATTCTTTTATAAGCATAAAAGCAGACCTCTTTAGGCGGCTCTTTATAGGACGGCTTCTCATTTTCAATCAAATAAGGGATACTACGCGAGCAACTATTGCAAAGCATGATACCTTCATCTTCTAAAGGTATTAATTCACCCTTGTAACATACTTGACAAATATCGGTATGATAAACAAACGTATTCACATCTAGAAATCCATCATCAATGTTGCTCAAATATTTTTGAACAATATTATTATTTTCTCTCTTTGCATTGGAATCTAATTCTGCAATTTCTTTTATTTTAAAAAAAGAATTTACCATTTTTGTTTTATTTGTTGTGGCTTGCAAACCACCTTCAGATATGTTTTTTTTATTTTCAAAATATTCAAAAATATATTTGGAATTTTCTAGAAAATATTCTTTTTTTCTTGATTTAATTTCCTTTATGGATTCATTTAAATCATTTATTTTATCTTGAATATCAAGTTTATGTTCAATTGTTAAATTGTTATTTTTTAACTGATGTTTTAACTCTTGCTTTTCTATCTTCAAATCGGGTATCCTATCTTGTTCATCTTTATTGAACTCATTTAGGAATTCTTTGTGTTTGATATCGAGTGTTATTGCAGATTTTTTATTATATTTTATTTTTTTGGCTGATTTTGGCTTAAAACTCGGCATCTTCTTTTATATTTATTCGAAAATTTATTTAATTTATAATAAATATAAAATATTTATTTTTTATTTTAATTATTTTGTTTAATTATTTCTTTTTACTTTGTTTAATTATTTCTTTTTACTTTGTTTTTTTCTTTTTTATAGTTCTTCTTCTTTTTGTAGTTTTTTTATTACCACCTCTAACTGGAAGAGTAGGTTCTGATACATTATCATCTATTTGTGGAAGTTGATATGGATCATTAGGATTGAAAGATGGTGCAGGATTTGATGGACCAGGATTGAAAGATGGTGCAGGATTTGATGGACCAGGATTGAAAGATGGTGCAGGAT